GGGGTATCCGCAGGTGGTAACGCCGAAATTACTCTTTCTGGTTTACCATTAAATTTAGATTTAGGAGAAGAATCAATTGTTGTTGATTCACCAAATGTTAATGTTACAGGGCAAGGTCTTACTCTTACGCAAGGAACAGCGACCGCTTTAAGTTCCACTAATCCTCAACCAGCAGGTTTACCTATTCAAACTACTTTAAATAATAGTGGGGTAACTGTTGTAGCCGTACAAAATGTAAATATTTCCGTTACAGGGCAAGCCCTTACATCCACTTTAAATAATAGTGGGGTGATAGTTAATACGAATGCCAATGTTCTTTTAACTCCTCTAACTCTTATTTCAACAGGATTGGGCGCTCCTAGCATTCAATTAAATGGGGATGTAGATGTTACAGGATTTGGACTGAGTGTATCACTTGCCGATTCTACAGCTGTTTATGCATGGACAGAAGTCGATGATTCAGTAACTACATTATGGACAGAAGTGGATGATTCTGTTACAATGACGTGGAGAGACGCAGCATAGGATAAATTATGACATCAACGTATTCATCATTATTACAATTAGAGCTTATTGGCTCTGGAGAACAAGCAAATGCTTGGGGTAATACCACTAATAATAATTTACAATATGGTCTAGAATATTCAATTACAGGAGTTTACACAAAAAATCTATCTGCGGCTTCTAGCCCTTATGTTTTAACAGTAGCTAACACAATCAGTTCTGCACAAGCGGATAATGAAAATAGACAATCAGCAATTATATTCACGGGACACGGATCAAACTTTATTATTCAAGTTGCGGCAACACAAAAAACATTTTTTCTTCGTAATAATAGTGCTTCTTATACAATCACGATGCGTCTTGGGGCTTCAGGTAATACGTATCTTATACAACCAAGTACAAGTGTTTTTCTCGCAACAGACGGAACAAATTGGTATAATCTTCAAACATCAGGAACAGATTGGTTAACTAAAACTGGAACCTACACAGCGTTTCCAGGTGATAAATTATTTGTAGATACATCAGGAGGTGTGTCTACTATAACCCTACCAGCAGCTCCCGCAGTGGGAGATGAAATACGATTTGTTGATGTAGCAAATGCTTTTGATACACATAACTTAACAGTAGGGAGAAATAGTTTAAAAATAGATGGTCAAACATCAGACTTAACAGTAGCTACCGAGGGTGCAGCTTTTTCATTAGTATATTCAGGTGCAACTTACGGTTGGAAATTAACGGAGAAATAACATGCCTACATATGAATCAATTAAATATAAATTTTCAGGAACAGCTATTACAGGTGTTTTACAAACAGCAAGTAATTTAAGTGATGTTCCTGCAGACGCAACTGCTAGAACTAATATAGGTGTTGCTATTGGTAGTGATGTACAAGCTTTTATTTCTGCTACGGCAGGAACCAATGCTAACGGAGCACGAACAGTGAGTACCTCTTCTCCTTCTGGTGGATCTGATGGGGATGTTTGGTATAAATATTCGTAATAAGCCATGGCAATTTACGTTAAATCAGGCGGTACATGGCGTGAAACATCAGAGCTTTACTTCAGAGATGGTACCTCCTTTACTAATAAAACTATTTTAAATGGTTACATTAAAAATAGTGGATCATGGGAAGAAGTTTATACCCTTTTTACAGCAACAAGTTATTCATCTGCTGCTGGATCAGTAGCCGTTCCAACAAACGCTAACGCTATACATTTTGAGTATGCTGTCGGCGGTGGATCTGGAGGTATGCGAGGAGCAGATTATGATAAAGCTGGCGGTGAATCAGCAGGACCAGCAGGAGCATCAGGAGCTTATGTATCCGATGTTGTTTTTGCAGTAACGAGCGGTGAAACTTTAACTATAAATGTAGGAGCAGCAGGTTCTGCAGGATCAGGAGTGTATTCAGGAACCTCAGGGGCTGGTGGGAACACGACGGTCACTGGCTCTACAACAGGAACTATTCTTACTTTAAATGGAGGAGGATCTTCTTCTGTATCAGGAGGCGGGGTTCAAGGACCTCTTCGTTCTAATACAGCAAGTACAGGTGGAGCCCTTGGAACATTAGCAACAAGACTTACAACAGGAACAACAACTGATGGTCTTAATATTACAACATTTACTTCAGGGCCCGTAGGTTCTTTTAATTCAGCAGGAGCAGGAGTAGCAGGAACTAATCCTGGAAACTGTGGTGGTGATAACTGTACTATTGGTGGTGGTGTTGGTGGTTCTTCTTATAGTGGTCTTTCAGGTACTGGCGGAACAAGCGGAACAAATGGTAGCACTGCAGGCGGCGCTGGATCTCGTGGAGGAGGCGGTGGCGGCGGTGGAACTGAACCTGGATCTTCTTTAGGCGGTGCTGGTGGTGCTGGTGAAGTATATTATAGATTTTTGAGGACTACATAATGCCTTTAACAAAGATAGCTTTTGCCCCAGGGATAGATAAACAAGATACAGAATATGGTGCTGCAGGACGTTGGACTGATGCTGACATGGTTCGTTTTAGATATGGTCTACCAGAAAAGATTGGTGGATGGGTAGAACTTATTAGTGAAAAATTAATTGGGGTGGCAAGAGATATGCATGCATGGACAGATCTTGACGGCGTACGGTACACGGCCATCGGAACAGATAGAAAATTATATGTTTATTCAGAAGGAACCGCTTATGATATTACACCAATAAGAAGAACAAGTGGAACGTTAACCAATCCTTTTACAACTAATGGTACTTCGGTAGTCACAGTTGTAGATTCAGGACACGGCGCACAAGCTGGAGATTTTGTAACCTTTAGCGGGGCGGCAGCTGTTGATGGTCTTGACATGAACAAAGAGTTTGAAGTTACAAGCTATGTTGATGCCAATACTTATACAGTAACTTATACAGGTTCTACAGCTTCTGGTTCTTCAACTGGAGGTGGATCTTCTGTTGTAGCAAAATATGATATTACTGTTGGTTTAGCCGCTTCTGCTTATGGTTATGGATGGGGTACAGGTCAATGGAATGTAGGTACAGGTCAAGCATGGAACCAACCTCGTTTAACATCTAGTGTTACTATCAACGGACGTAACTGGTCTTTAGATAATTTTGGTGAAGATCTTTTAGCTACGGTATCAGGAGGTTCAACATATATTTGGAACACTTCTTCTGGATTAACAAGTAATAGAGCAACGGTAGTAGCTAGTGCACCTACTAAATCAAGATTTAATTTAATATCGATGCCTGATCGACATGTCTTTTTATTTGGAACAGAAACAACAATAGGAAGTACATCAACGGCTGATGATTTATTTGTACGTTTTTCATCGCAAGAAGATTATACAACATGGACACCGACAGCAACGAACACGGCTGGTTCTTATAGAATACAAGATGGATCTAAAATTATGGATGCTATTCGTTCTCGTAATGCTGTTTTAGTTTGGACTGATACAAGTTTACATGCACTACAATTTGTTGGTGCACCCTTTACTTTTACTCTTTCTCAAATAGGGGCTAACTGTGGAGCAGTTTCCCAACACGCGGCTATCGATGTAAATGGTACAGCTTTTTGGATGTCTCAAAATTCTTTCTATAAATTTGATGGTGCTATTTCTAAAATGCCTTGTAGTGTTCAAGATTATGTCTTTGAAGATTTTAATATCACAACACAACCAGAAACGTATGCGGCAGTTAATTCAGAGTTTAATGAAGTAACATGGTTTTATTGCAGTCTTAATGCTCAACAGATTGATAGATTTGTTACTTATAATTATTTAGAAGATTGCTGGTCTGTTGGTAGTTTAGCAAGAACTTCATGGCAAGATTATGGCGTCTACGAAAAGCCATATGCATCTTATTATGTACCAACAAATACAGGAACAACACCTGCAGTGTTAGGAGTAACAGCAGGAGCCTCTAATATATATCAACAAGAAACAGGAACAGATAATGTAAGTGCGGCAATTGATGCCTATATTGAATCAGGTGATTTTGATATTGCTGATGGTCAACCTTTTCTACATATTGGTAGAGGAATACCAAACTTTAAAGATTTAGCAGGGTCAGTAGATTTAACCCTTACATTTAAAACATACCCGAGTTCAACTACTCCTACTACAGTCACAAGAACAGTAGTGCCTACTACCGAAAAATTTGATATAAGAGGAAGAGGAAGACAGGCTAATATTAAAGTACAAAGCGATGCTATTGGAGATAACTGGCGATACGGAACTTTGAGACTTGATGTTCAACCAGATGGAGGTAGATAATGGCTAAAATAAGTACAACAAGATTTCCTCAGGCAACACCAGAATACCAAGCTTCTCAGTTTGATGTTCTTATTCGTTTGCTTGAGCAAATAACTCAACAATTAAATTTTGGTTTTCAACAAGATTTAAAGGATGAGTCTACAGCAAGGAGTTGGTTCCTTGGCTGATGCATTTTTAAGTTTTTCTAAAACAGGAACAGGAACAGTTTATACGGTTCCTACCGCAAATGAAGGAGCTGCTCCTCCTATTTTACCTACAACAACATTAGTTAAAAGTATTTATATATCTAATGAGAGTGGTGGAGCGGTGGCTACAACAGTTTCGGCTGTTGATTCTAGTGCGAGTGTTACAACCGAATTATATAAAGATAGTATGGCGGACGGCGCACAATTACAGTTATTAGATCAACCAATTGTTTTAGAAAAAGCAGATACAATAACTTTAACAGGGGCTGGCATAAAAATTTTAGTCAGTGTAATGGAGATAACATAATGACATTTAAAAAAGTACAAGAATCAAAGCAAGTTGGAACATATATGGCAGAAGGCCAAGAAATTCCTATTATTCAACCTGAAGTACATGTTGAAATAAAAAATAAGAAAACAGGTAATGATTATGATTCAGAGGATCATGCAAAAGAAGATGTTAATAATCCATCTACTGACACCACTGAAGATGACATAGAACAAAATGTTGAAATTAAAGTTGTAAAATTACCAGATGTTTTTGGTAAAACTAAAAACGACTAAGCGCCACAGTTTTCGCAGAAATCCTCGCAGATACATTTTTCTTTTTCGCAACCACAAGAAGGACAATTAGGATCCATTAGCAAGTTCCTTATGTTTTGCCATGTTTGATTGAACAAACATTCTTTCATCTTCTGTTAATGGTCTACCAATAGTAGGGTAATCAGGACCTTTAGCTATTTCTTTTGGTTTTTCATGACACGAACACCCGTCTGTGTGTCTTTTGTGATCTCTTTCTAATGCTAATAAACGTTCATGATAGCGACTCACCTTGTCAGCGAGGACAGCTATGGCCTTCAATACTTCTTGGTTTTCCATATTTTCTCCTGTGATTTTAATTTTTGGGTGAGATCTAATTTAAACACGTCTGTCATAATTATCAAGTAATCTTTTTATAATTGTTTTCTTGACAATTAATTCGAAATAGTATCCCAGCCACTTGGATGAGGAATACAGTGTTCTGTTTTCACCCCTGGTTTCATTGTTAGTAGTATATCACCACTAATACTTATTCTTGGTTCCTCCTTAGTATTAACTTCCGTGTAGTGTAATAATCCACTTGGAAAGATTAAAAAGTTTCCTGTTTTAACAGGGAATATATAACTAGAAAAATTAAACTGATTCCAATCTACTATGTACTGATCAGTAGGGGGAATAAACAATCCTGTTTGTGCAGCTAATTCTTTTTCAAATCTTATATTACCCATGTCATCATTTCTAACATAATAAACAAAACTAAAATGGCTAGCGGTGTGTTTATGACTAGCAATATGCTGATCTTTTACGGTGTAAGTAGCCCATGACTTTGTTATGTGAGCATCAAATTTATCTTTGCTATAACCCTTAGCTTTTAAAAAATCGTTAATATTCTTAGCTATATTTTTATATAATTCTTTGTATTTAATATCATTATGTAAGTTATCCTTAGCCTCTTCTAAATCAGTAAACTGTGTGTTACCTTTCACATCAGTAGTAGCTGCGGTTCGTCCTGGTTTTTCTTTTACAAAAGATTCAACATGATTTGCTGTCTCTTCGTTATTATTTTCTATCGTTGTAAAGTAAATAGTTTCGCCAAATAAACTATTTATTACTGCTTCTTTCTGCATAACTTACCTCTAAGTATTCTATTTTTGTTATCCATCCTTTAGGTATTGCTATTGCACCACCACCGGATATTTCTTCTT